ACTTACCTACCGGCGGTGATGATGGAAGTTCGTCATACAATGATGGCAGAGTAGGTACAGCGTATATTCAAGAACTAAGATTTAATACATATTGCGAAAGACTTCAAGGATTAATTGTTGAAGACTTGAATCAAGAGTTTAAACGTTTCTTATTAGAAACTGGAGTAAACATTGATACTAATATGTTTGACTTAGAATTTGAACCACCGCAGAACTTTGCAGCATACAGACAATCAGAACTAGATAACGCTCGTGTACCAACATATACACAAATGAGTGCTATACCTTATGTTTCAAATAGATTTGCAATGAAACGTTTCTTAGGTATGAGTGCTGAAGAAATTGCAGAGAATGAACGTCTATGGAAAGAAGAAAACGACGAAGACTTAGATGTATCAGCAGCTGACGCAGCGGCCGAAATGAGAGGAGTAGGTATTAGCTCTTCAGGTATTGGCGCAGACCTTGGCGGAGCAGAAGATGAACTTGCAGGCGAAGATCCAGTTGAAGGCGGAGCAGATGCAACTGCACCAGAAACAGCAACCGGCGGCGACTTAGGCGGCGGCGCAGCACCAGCAACAGATCAAACAATATAAGATAAATAATAATATGATACTAAGAGAATTATTTTACTACGATAAAGAAACACTTCTTCCTACAGAAGACGATCGCTATGATCCTACATATGATGATAGCGTAGTAAACCTTGACGATACTAGAAAAACTAGATTGACACTACGACAGTTAAATCGAGCTAGAAAAGCATCTGAATTACATAACAGAGAAAAAGAACAAGAAATTAACTTTGTTAGACAGATGTATGGTATTGCAGCTCAAGCCGCAGCAGCCGGCGTTTAAATTTTAAAATTCAATGATAGCTAAGTATCTGTGTAATGGCAAAAATTGATAAAAGTTTATACACAAAACCACAAATAAAAGCACTATTAGCAAAACGAAGACTTGAAAAAGAAGTTAGTATTACACCGGCTCCTATAACAAAACCTAACGAACATACTGATAGAAAGTACGGATTTGTGCTAGGAAATGGCACATCACGCAAAGGTATTGATGTTGAAAGATTAAAAGAATTTGGTAAAATCTATGCTTGTAATGCATTATATAGAGAGTTTGATCCAGACTATTTGGTAGCAGTTGATGTTAAAATGGTACTTGAAATCACTCGTAAAAAGTATCAATTAACACATAAAAATGTATGGACAAACACTAATAAAGCATATAAAGATATTCCAGGTTTGAATTTCTTTAAGCCATCAAAAGGTTGGAGTAGTGGACCAACAGCATTACACTTAGCTACTACTCATACTCCTGAAAAAATATTTATATTAGGGTTTGATTATACTGGAACAGGTGAAGGCAAAAAGCGTGTTAACAATATGTATGCAGACACTCCTAACTATAAAAAATCAACAGATGGAGCAACATATTTTGGTAATTGGTTAAAACAAACTAGTACAATTATACGTGAAAATCCACATATTCAGTTTTATAGGGTAATACGGTCAGATAACTTTAGTCCTGCTGAACTAAATAAATTTAGTAATTTAAAGACCATTTACGTTGAGGATTTCCTACAAATCTTCAAGATTTCATAGCATCTTACCCAAATGGCGCAAAAAACGCCTATTATATGCACATATTCTCCCTAACGAGTAAATACAACTGACAGCCTTACCATAGGTAAACATTTATTAGGAGAACAAAAATGGCAGATCTAAACAAATTTGAAGAAATGCTCGAGCGCTTGGTCAACGAAGACAAAGCTGGAGCAGAAGAATTATTCCACGAGATTGTGGTAGAAAAATCAAGAGATATTTATGAATCACTTCTTGAAGACGAAGAAGTAGATGAAACTACTGATGAAGAAGTAGATGAAGCATCTGAAGACGACTTAGACGAAACAACTGATGAAGAAGTTGATGAAGCAGCCGACGAAGACGATGATGAAGATGAAGACCTAGATGAAAACTTTGATCTAGATGAGTTTGAAGTAGAAGCAGACGACGAAGCAGATCCAATGGCAGATATGGGCGGCGATATGGGAGACGATATGGCAGCTGATATGGGCGACGAACTGGACGACGAAGGTGGCGAAGGCGAAGTTGAAGATCGTGTTGAAGACCTTGAAGATGCTCTAGACGAACTAAAAGCAGAATTCGAAAAAATGATGTCAGGCGATGACGCAGGTGACGAAGAAGGCGACGATATGGATATGGATGCAGATGATGCAGAAATGGACGACGAAGCTGACGAAGCATATGCATTTGAAACAACAGACGAAGAAGTTGACGAAGCAGCTGATGAAGAAGTTGAAGAAGCAGCAGACGAAGAAGTTGAAGAAGGCGAAAAGTCTGAATCAGAAACAATGCGTGAATACGTAGAAAAAGTTACAGCTACAATGGGCGACAACGGTGCAAACTCAAAGTCAACAGTAGCAGGTAAAAACGATATGGGTGGATCAGCAGGTAATTTAAACCAAGCTGGTGCAGAAGCAGGCGTTGAAGCTAATAAAGGAAACTTAAAAGGTTCAGCACTAAGCGATCAAAACCCAAAAGATATGTCAACTGGTAATGTAAATGTACCGGGTGGTAAGGCGAGCAAATCATTAAAAGCTCAGCCAAAAGGTCACGGTGCCGAGAAAAAAGGCAGTGGCGAAACAGGAACTAATGGTACCAAAAGTATCATTGGTCAGTAATTAAGGTTTAACGGATGAATAATCTTTTAAGAGAACATTTGACATTTGACCAAGCAGGCTTGGTTGTTGAGTCTACCGATAACGCTTCAGGCGGCAAAGATCTTTATTTAAAAGGTATTTGTATACAAGGCGGGGTGCGTAATGCAAACCAACGTGTATATCCTGTAAATGAAATTGGTAGGGCTGTCAAAACTCTCAATGATCAAATCACTGGCGGATATAGTGTGCTTGGAGAAGTTGATCATCCTGAAGGGCTTAATATTAACTTAGATCGTGTATCGCATATGATCACAAATATGTATATGGACGAATCAAATGGTTACGGTAAAATGAAAATTCTACCTACTCCGATGGGAAACTTAGTTAGCACTATGATACAAAGTGGTGTTAAACTTGGTGTTTCATCACGTGGAAGTGGTAACGTAAAAGAGGACGGCAGCGGTGAGGTTTCTGATTTTGAAATTATCACTGTTGATGTCGTTGCTCAACCCAGTGCTCCAGGGGCGTATCCAACGCCCATCTACGAGCATTTAATGAATACTCGTGGTGGGTATAAGGCATACGAAATGGCACAGGCAACAAAGCACGACGAAAAGGCACAAAAATACTTAAAAGAATCACTGATTAATATAATCAGTAGACTCCAATAAAAGGAGAACATAATATGTTGGATGCACTAAAAACACTTTTTGAAAACGATGTAGTTTCTGAAGAAGTGCGTGTCTCTATTGAAGAAGCTTGGGATAGCAAAATTAAAGAAAACAAACAGCAGGTAACTGCTGAGTTGCGTGAAGAATTTGCTACAAAGTATGAGCACGATAAGTCAACTATGGTTGAAGCTATCGACTCAATGCTTTCTGAGCGTCTAAAAGAAGAAATTTCAGAGTTTGCAGAAGACCGCAAACAACTAGCTGAAGCGAAAGCAAAGTATGCAGTAGCTATGCGTGAAAACGCAACACTAATGCAGAAGTTTGTAACACAGCAGTTAGGTAAAGAAGTTTCTGAATTACACGAAGACCAAAAGTTAATGGCAAATAAATTTGCTAAACTTGAGGAATTTGTTGTTGAGGCACTATCTAAAGAGATTGCAGAATTCTATGAAGACAAGAAAGACTTAGCTGAGACAAAAGTCAAACTTGTTAGAGAAGCAAAATCAAAATTTGCAGAAGTTCAAAAGAGCTTCGTCAAGCGTAGTGCAGCATTAGTATCTGAAACAGTTAACAAAAATCTTAATAAAGAGATTGGCGCACTGAAAGAAGATATTGAAGCAGCAAGACGCAACGACTTTGGTCGTAGATTGTTCGAAGCATTTAGCAACGAATATGCAAACAGTTACTTAAATGAGAAATCAGAAGTAGCAAAACTTATGAAAGTTGTAGATCTTAAACAGAAGCAACTTGCAGAAGCAAAAGTTGTAGCAACTAAAGCAACAAAACTAGCAGAATCGAAAGATGCTGAAAAGTCAGCTTTAATTGAAGCAGCTCGTCGCAAAGACACAATTAATGACTTAATTGCACCTTTAAACAAGGCGCAAAAAGAAATTATGACAGACTTACTGGAATCAGTTCAAACTCCTAAATTAAGAACAGCGTTTGACAAATACATACCGTCCGTAATTGACAGTAAAGGTCCAGCCAAGCAAAAGGCAATTTTATCAGAAGGCAAAGAAGTAACAGGCAACCGTGACGCAAGTGTCACAGCAATCAAAACGCATAATGGCGGAGAAGTAATAGATCTACGCCGTCTAGCAGGTTTAAAATAAAATAGGAGAAACCAAAATGTCAGAACTATTAGAAAGCCGCTGGCAGGATACTAAAACAGCACTTGTTGAAGGCCTAAACGGAAACAAAAAAGCGGTAATGGAAACTACACTAGAAAATACTCGTAGGTATTTAAGTGAAAGTGCAACCGCTGGTGCTACTTCTGCCGGTAACGTAGCTACACTAAATCGTGTGATCCTTCCAGTGATCAGACGTGTAATGCCAACAGTCATTGCAAATGAATTAGTAGGCGTACAGCCTATGACTGGTCCTGTGGGTCAAATCCACACATTGAGAGTTCGTTATTCGGACACAGCAGGCGCAGGCGCAAGCGGTGCAGTAGCTGGAGAAGAAGCACTTTCACCATTCAAGATTGCTGAAGCATACAGTGGTAACACTACTACTGCTAAAGCAGATGCAACAGCAGCAATGGAAGGCACAGCTGGAAACAGAATGTCAATCCAAATCTTGAAACAAACTGTCGAAGCAAAAACCAGAAAGCTATCAGCTCGCTGGACTTTTGAAGCGGCACAAGACGCACAATCACAGCACGGTATTGACGTCGAAGCAGAAATTATGGCAGCATTAGCTCAAGAAATTACTGCAGAGATCGATCAAGAAGTTCTTGCTTCACTGAACACCTTAGCAGGTACAGCAGCAGAAACTTATAACCAAGCTGGTGTATCAGGAACAGCTACTTTCGTAGGTGACGAACACGCAGCACTTGCAGTTCAAATCAACCGCGTAAGTAACTTGATTGCACAGCGTACACGTAGAGGCGCAGGTAACTGGGCAGTGGTATCACCATTCGCACTAACTATCCTACAGTCTGCTACAACTTCAGCGTTCGCAAGAACAACAGAAGGTACATTCGAAGCACCAACTAACACTAAAATGGTTGGTACATTGAACAATGCAATGAAAGTATATGTAAACACATATGCAGCTGATAACTCAGATGTGCTTATTGGTTACAAGGGATCAAGCGAATCAGACGCAGCAGCGTTCTATTGCCCATATATTCCTTTAATGAGCTCAGGAACAGTACTTGACCCAGCAACATTCGAACCAGTTGTATCATTTATGACACGTTACGGATATGTTGAGTTAACTAACACTGCTTCATCGCTTGGTAACGCAGCTGATTACTTAGGTAAAGTTGCTATCACAAGTGGTAACGTAACATTTAGTTAAGCTAAGTTTTACTAAAACGAAAAAAGGCTCCTTAGGGGGCCTTTTTTTATGGATAACGAAAATGTAGTTACTAAATACGGCTACAAATAACCCCAACTATTTTCGGAAGGAAAATAAAAAATGAAACGGACTTTAGTTATTATGTCTGCTATACTCGCTTTGATATCATTTCAAGCACACGCAGACACTAAGACTCTTGAACAAAGAGTTGCTGACTTAGAAAAAGCAGCACCATCGTTACCGACAGGAATGTTTGTTAACGGTAATATCGAAGTATTCTACGACCCAGATACTTATGATTCAGATTTTGACACACGAGCAGAAGTGTTTGTAGGCGTTCAATCTGCAATTGACGGGCCTATTGAATGGGCAGGAGCAAGCACACGGTTTGATTCTCAATATTCATTAGATACAACATTAAATAATACGCTGGTTGAAAAACAAATTGGCGTTGGTTTAGGAAATACTAGGCTTTATGTAGGCGAAACAGATGCACAAAGGTTAGGATTTGCTAAAACAGCAAAAATTGGATTACCACTTATTATTACAGAAGCTAATAGTAGAATTGATCACAATGAAAAGATTGTACTTACATTCGGCGGCTGGGAAAACAACAATGAATTTGATTTTGATGAACATAGACTAAGCAGAGATCTACCAATTGGATTTACTGTAGGGTATGATGCAGAAGCAAGCACAGTGTACCTAGGTGGTACAGTAAGTTTAGCAGGCTTTGCAGAACTATCATATATGCAAATTGGTGATAAAAAGAATATCACTGACAATGAGTTAAATCAACAAGGTGTTGCGTTAGGTTCACAAGTATTGCGTAGATACGGAATTCCAGTAGGCTTCGGAGTTGAAGTATGGGACGACAAAAATACAGGATTAGCAAAAGATGATCGTGTTGACTTTGGCATTATGTACAACTATTCCAGAGAAACAATGTTTACTGCACACAGAGTATTAAATGATGACCTTGGAACTGATGGTACATACCTTGGTGTAGTACACACAGTAGGGCCTGTAGAAACAGGATTCTACTATCATACAGATGTTACTAATACAAGTGTATGGACAGGTGCAACAACTGATCGTGATGATAGTATTAAAGCTACTCTAAAGTATAAATTTTAACCTATCACTTATTATTAAAGGCTCGCCTAGTGCGGGCCTTTTTTTTGTTTTGATAAATACTATTGTCAAATAGTGTGCCGCAAGGCGGACTTATGCTGTACCCACAGCGTAGCCCATAGAACGGGCATAGGACTACTTTTTATAGGAGAAAAAAAATGGGCAGACCAATTAATAAAAGATTTTTCGGAGAGCCAGCAGCTGGCGGCAACGAAATTAAAGTACGTTTTCGTGCTACAGGCGAAACAGAAGCAAACGGCTGGATTGTAAAGCAATTAGGATCTAAGAAGTTCCGTTGCACAGACGGCACAGATGTAGAAGATTGCACATTAGCAGATAAAGCACAAGGTACTTTAGCAGCAGGCGATATGACAATTACTGTAAAAGACGATGGCGGCACAGCTCGTCAAGTTACTAAAATTGCAGGACGTATGGTAACACTTGACACAGGCGCACGTATTGCTTGGAACTTTGATGATGCCAACAACGATGGCGCAGTTGAAATGGAAGAAGCTGGTACAGATGATTCCTTCACTAGCGCAGATGATTTCGAAGCTGATTAAGAATAGATTAGGGGGATTAATTTCCCCCTAACTTACTGTTAAGGAACAAGTATGTCAAAAGTCATTAAGGTATATAATAGTAATTACAAAGTCGCTGTTCAAAGCGGAGGAACTATTACTTTGGATACCGGTCCAACAGTTGGAAATACTGTAATTACTGGTAATTTAGAAGTACAAGGTACAACTACTACAGTAGATTCAACAGTTACAACTATTGCAGATAATATTATTACACTAAGTCAAGGTACAACAGGTAATGGTATTCCTGCTTCCGTAGGCTATGTATCAGGTATTGAAGTTGACCGTGGCACTTTACAAAATGGTAGATGGTTATTCGATGAACAAATTTCTTGGGCAGTCGGAGGAGCAACCAATGTAGGTGCGTTCGAATCTACTTTAGCAGACGGTACTAGAATACCAATAAGTACTCCTGGCATTGTAGCACAAGGTAACTTGTATGTCAATACAGGCGCAGGTGTTATTACTGTAACTGGAACAACCGATTACGAAGAAAAAGTATGGAACTATACAAACAGTGTTGTTACACCAGATGCTAACGGCATTGTTGTTGTAGATGATGATGTTATTCCAAACGCAAAAGCTGTTAAAGACTATATTGAGTTTGTTTTTGCTAACGAATTTTACAACACAATCGGTGAAGGCGACTCTAGTGTAACTGTTACTGATGAAATTCATACGTTAGGAACTATTGTTAATATTGACTCATCAGGAAATACAACAATAATTAGTACTGATGGACAACACGGATTTACAACAGCAGATACTGTATCTATTAGTGGTGTAAATTCAAATGGTGATGCACTTGAAAACCTAAACGGAACAAACATACAAAT